TGAATCAGAAAGGGAACGTGTCAGGCGAGCGGGGGTTTCCACCCCTCCAGAATGGCTCACATACCATTCCAAGGCCAGATTGATAGGCAAAATTAAGGGACAGACTTTACAGAAGGATAAGTTAATCCGGTATCAACGCCTCATCTCCTACACCTACTTGTGTGCCCACCATGAGGATGTCTATCGATCCACTGTCAGAGCAGCAAATTCTCTCCTGCAGAAGCATGGGTCTACCTGGGTTGAACACCATCTGAAGGTTCCCCGTGTTCCCTCCTATGATGATGTGCTCTACAAGTGGTACACTGCCACCGCTAGTATCGTAGTTCGTGGAGAAGAGGAGGGGATGGATGAATCTGAAGGATTCGACCCGAACTCCGTATATATTTATGGGGGGACAACTGTCCTAGATAGCTTGAATAAGGCCCTTTCGAATTTTCCCGAGATTCTGTCACCAAAATTCATTAATTCCCCTTGGGTCGTTGAATTCCAGAAGAGCCTGGGTAAGTTCCTCGGCTGGGTACCAGCCTTGCTTAGGAGTTCTAATTCGGGCGCCTGGACATTAACGGGATTGGGTAAGGTGATGGACAGGACTCCTTACGGCTTCCTTACTGCTGAGGTGGTTGCCAGTCACAGAAATGAGTTAGGCAGGCTTGACCTTGTATTTCGCCATTGGCTGTTCATGCTTTACCGGTTAGCCTTAACTCCAAAGCAAGCTGGGATTGGTTTCCTTGGCACGATTTGGAACGTCGACTCAGTGCTGGCGGACGCCAGCTTTCTACTCGATGGATCTGTCGTCGCTAAGACAGTCAACCTTGAATTCCACCTAGCTGATACCTTGGTCATTTCGGCTATCGGCTTGATTCCTGAGCTCTTTCAAGGCCTTGACTTCCCCAAGTTTCCCCAGGTGACGCTTTCGACATTTGTTGCTGGGATCCTCTCTAGAGCTTGGTTGTCAGTCCAGCCTTCAGCAAGGGTGAGCTATGACCTTGCACGGGCCACTGTGATTCGAATGGGGAGGAATGAACGTGTTACAGTTGTCGCACCCACAGGTGTCGGCAAATCCACGCGACTAATTTCGCTCATCCACGAATGGACAGGAAAGCGGGTTATTGTCTTTGAGCCACGTTCCCTCCTGGCTCTTGGCTTGAGCAGGTACTGCAGGAGGATATTTAGGCAAAACCGGTATGGTGCTTCAACCAGTGGTGGGTTTGTTCCAAAGGACTGGGATATCATTTACGGTACGGTTCAATCATTGTTCCGCAC